AAAGCCAGGACATGAAGAGCGTCAGGCTTTCGTAGGATTACAGATCCACCATCATGCTGACAACACTAAGCCGCGCAGTCAGTATCTTCCTTTACTTCTTAAAGATATTGAAGAGAACCCTAACAACGACCGTAATACTTATTATGGTGCGAGAGAATTGTTTTTTCACGGGCGATTTGAAGAGGCAACTACTCTATTCAAGCGTCATCTGATTATGCCTGAGTCAACATGGAATGCTGAACGCGCATGGTCAATGCGTTACCTAGCTAAGATGAATCCTACTGAGGCAGAGCATTGGTTGTTGCGTGCTTGCGGTGAGTACCCTTCAGGTGCTGAGGTATGGACTGACCTAGCTAGACACTACTACATAGCAGAGAACTGGATTGGTATGTACTTTGCGGCTAAGCGTGCAATTACCATACCGTACAGTGCAGGATTATATTTGACTGAGCCTGATGCTTATGGCTGGTGGCCTAATGACATGGTTGCTTTAGCTGCTCATCGTATAGGTCTTGATAAGGAAGCAATACAGTATGGTGAGATTGCTCTTGCTTTAAGTCCTGATGATAATAGATTGAAAGATAATTTATTCTTTTATAAGTTGCGCGGATCTAAAATCAATGTGGTCATACCAACCAAGACAAACATCAGTGGCTTGACCAAGCTTGTTAATCAACTGCTTGCTGACACGATGGTGAATAAGATTATCATTGTTGCAGATGGCAGTGAAGCTTATAATAACTTGACTGCAATACCACAGTTCAACAAAGTAATTAAAGTCATGGTCAATGAAGGCGTTGGCATTCATGCTATGTGGAACTTAGGCATGAACATTGCAGGCTATGACGGACACATTGCATTCATCAACGATGATGTGAGTCTCGATAAAGATTGCATGTATGAATTGGGTGGGTCGTTGTCAAAGAATCATGACTATGGTTTGATCTGCCCAAGCTACTCAACAGTTAAACCAACAGAGGATAGAGTTGTTACTGACACATGCCGTAGTAGATACGATGGTACTGGTGGCATGGCCGGCTTCTGCATGGTGCTAGCTGAGAACTTGGTGCCACGTTTCCGCTTTGATGAGAACATGAAGTGGTGGTATGGTGATGATGAGATAGTTGATTGGGTTACTAAACAGAATCGTAAGTGTGTGATTAGCGCGGCGACCAGCTGTACACATGATGATTCTAAAACTATAAAGACCAATCCACCAAAGGACTTTGCTGCAATCGTAGCAAACGACAAGAGAATATACGAAGGAAAGAAGAATGCATAATGCAGCAATGGAGTTTATATACAGTAGCTTTCATGATTGGAAAGATGATAGAACTGATTTGAAAGTATTAGAAATTGGTTCGTTAGATATTAATGGTAGTGTGCGCCCAATGTTTAAACCATTTCAAGCTGAGTACACTGGTATTGATATGCAAGAAGGACCAGGTGTAGATTATATATTAGATGCTGCTAAGTTTATTAACTTTGAAGCTTATGATGTTGTTGTTTGCGCCGAAGTCTTTGAACACACACCTGATTGGAAACAAATAATTTATAATTGTTATAATAATTTAGTTGAAGGCGGAATCTTTATTGGTACTATGGCAGGTGAGGGTAGGTATCCACACTCAGCTATTGATGAGAATCCGATTCGAGAGTGGGAGCATTACTCAAATATAGGATGGTGGGAATTGCAGCAAAGCCTTAAGCAGCAAGGGTTTAAGCAGGTTAAAGTAAATGTATTTGAGAATGATACCCGTTGTTGGGCTGTAAAATAATTAACAATAGATAAGGAAGTTCATATGTATTATGAAAGATTAGAAGAAACAGATAAAAAGTTAGAAGCCATCGAAGCATGGCAGAAGAAGCAGTTAATAAAATTATATGAAAAATCAGAGAAGAAAATAATGAAGGTGTTTAAAAAGTTAGACGCCACAATACCTGAGGAGGTTAAGCGTGGAAGCAAGTGAAGTAGCACTCAAATTAATGTTGATGGTAGAAGAAGGATACACTTTAGATGATGCCATTGCTGACTATAAGAAAGTTATAAATGCTGTTGGTGGATCCATTACTATATCAAGTGGCAACAATACACCAAGCAATGTACTTGGTAAGACAGGTGGACGCAACGTTCCAGTTGTTAAGCATCAAGATATTAAAAGTAAATTAACTCAAACTATTTCTGCTCAAGCAGGAACTGCAGTAACATCTAACTTAGTACAGTTCTAATGATAAAGAAATTTATAGATACAACAGCGGGATTAGCTTTTACTTTGGCTGGTTCTGCTGTTGTCTTTATAACTTTGTCTGGTGACACTAGAAGAATAGCGATGATAGCTACCGGAACAGCTGTTGTTGTTCACTATGTATACGAATTAACGAAAAGAGATTAATCATGGCAAGCAAACAAACACAAGGGCATATCTCTACTCATGACATAGAGTACAATGCTAACCGTAAGATTAGTTGGAAGAATGATTTGGCTTTGCGGCAAAGAAGGAGAACGTTTATTCCAAGGATTCTTAAGCTCTTTAGATAAAAAAGAATTCGAAGTTAAGCGTGACATGTTTCGCAACGGCAGGTTAGTTGTTGAGATAGAACAGAAACATCGTGACCAAGATTGGAAACCATCCGGTCTATCTGTGACCAGTGCCAAGTGGTGGATCTATTTATTTTCTGATGATGCCTTTATTGCAGTTGAAGTTGCACGCTTGAAGAAGTATATTGAAATCAATAATAGTATGGAATTAAAAACATTTGCACCACGTAGCTATAATCCTACAAGAGGATATCTACTGCTCGAAGAAGATGTAAGTAAACTAATGGCAAGTGAACTCTATGATACTAAGGGGAAGAAATGAATAAGTTAGCATGGGATTACATAGTGCCGGTAGTATTGTGTAAGCATCTGAAGAATGCTAGGCCAGGTCAACTAGCACCAGGTAAATTACGTAAGACAATTGGTGGTACGTTACATCAGTGTGCAGCTGATGCTTGGGAAGCAATGGTTGATGCTGCTAGTAAAGAACAAATAGTTTTAAAGCCTACAAGTTCACGGAGACATGTATCGTACACTTGGTCAACAACTTGCTGGCTTTAACCAACGCTACCAGCTGGAGCCTATCGAAGGACAAAGTACCAGGACATATGAAGGTAAGAAATGGTATTTGAAGAAGGGCATGGCTCCACTGGCAGCACCAGGTACATCTAAACATAACTTAGGTATTGCAGTTGACGTAGCTAATGCTAAAGGTCACACGCTTGAGTGGTTAGTTAAGAATGTTAAAGACTTTGGATTCTCATGGGAGGTAGTGCCTGAAGAACCATGGCACCTAAGGTATGTCGCTGGTGATAATGTACCTGCACGCGTTAGGGAGCATCTGGACGCGTCTGGTGGCACTGTAGCATGACATGTGGGCAACGATAAATCACACTGTGAAAGTTAATAACCGAGAGGTACCTTTCCTTGTTGATGACCTGCTGGCTATAACAATTAGGCCAAGGCCCGAGAATGAATGGCAAGCTTTAATGGAAGCTGTTCCCGGTGATGAACCAGAAGGAAGTAAAGATGCACTGCAGCCACTGCGTGAAGCAGTAGTAGATTGTATTGAGATGCTTTCAGAACAAGACCATTTTATTATTGATGCTATGAACTCAGAACAAATAACTTATGATGAGTTGGGCAAACGATTAGGCACATCGCTTACACATGCTTGGCGTCTACGCAATGCAGCATATAAGAACTTAGAACAGATACTAGAACGTCACGCTGTTATAAGAACTTACTTAAGGTTAGACAATGAGCGATGAGTGGGCTAAAGAAGTTGTCAATGATAAAGACATACATGATTTATCTTTAACATCTGAACGCATTGTTCGCGACAACGAGAATGGTTTAACTGTTAACTTAGGTTTGTCTAATGAGTTCTGCATTAACCTTTGCCAACGTTGGACTAAAGCTATACGCTTTTCTGACACGGACTCAACTATCATGGTGTATGCTTTCTTCCAAAGCTTTATAGATTATCTTGATGAGTATTTAAAGGAAGAGGGAATTGACTTCAGAGAGTATCCTGAGTTATAATATTATAATGAAGAAAGAAATTAAATATTATACATGCCGCAAATGCAACACAGATTTCTCTGCGCAGATCCGTCAAGGTAGAGACCCGCAGTACTGTTCCGATAAATGCAGAGGTACTAACCAAGGACCTACTGTTTGGACTTTAACTTGTAAGACATGCAAAAAAGATTGGTCTTTGGTGCGTACCAATAATGGTGGACGCAAGCCACACTTTTGTCCTGACTGCTATGAATCTTCTAACAAAGAACGCCACAAGCAGAGATTAAAAGAACGTGATAGAAGTTATGCTCCTAAAAATAAAGATGATGATAAATTTAAGATGGTTAACTTTGTGCCAGCTAAACCATTAATAGATTATTTAGGACAAAATCTTATTAAGAACGAAGACTGGGCTGTTGTTACATCGCGTGACCGTAGTGCACAAACACAGATGGCAGCTAAGCTTGGCACTGATTATAATAGTTTAACTTACTGGCTTAGACCAGGAGCTATGATGAATGTTTATAAAGCTGATGAGTATGCTATCCGTTTGCGGACTACATCCAATGCTTATCTGGGGAACAAGCTTCTATGAGACGAAACGTGTTGATGAGTCGAAGATTGAGAAGCAGCGTGAGGCTTCACGTAAGTCCATGGAGAAAGCCCGTATGCGTCGTAGAGATACTTTGCTGCAGCAAGGTTACAGTCCAGAGTCAATAACAAGACAAGGTCACCTCCGCAAACCTTCTTGACCATCTCTCGATGACCAGAGTTAATCTGTAGTAAGCCTGAGTCCCAAGTCTTATTCCTATTTAGGTGATATGTCATCTTACCTTTACTATTCCACGTAGCATTGATTGCTTTGATGCGGCATCTTGATTCGCGCCAAGCAATGAAGCTAAACTCTTTTACTGGCAGGCCAGCAGCTTTGATAGCCGGTTCCCACTTGGGACAACTGTTGGTGGCAGCTGATGCTTGAGTGGGTATAGCAAAAAAAGTTATGGCAATAGCCAATATGAGCTTACGCAATAATTTCTCCTTTGTTAAAACTCAGCCGGCAGTATTGCCTGGCTATGAGTTATTCAGCTGATGAGTCAGCCTTCTTATCAACCTTGGCAAATACCGAGTTGATTTCTGTAGAGCTTAGTCTACCATCATCGAGGAAGGCTCTTGATAATCCTTCTACTACGACTGCTACTCCTGCTACGCCAGCCATAAGGCAAGCCTTCCAAATAGGTACGTTAGCTATTGCGCCGGCACCTATCACTCCTAATCCTGATGCTGCAAATGTTGCAAGGATACGTAAAAATATATTATGTAGTTGTTTCATAACTTCTCCTTATTTATTCTTTTCCATTTCCTTAAGTCTATTAATGATATCGTAACGTGCACTGTTTTGTTCATTGCCACCGATAATACCACCTGGGAAACCAAGGAACGAAAATGCTGCTTGAAGTTTTTTAAGATTATCTGAACTGTCTTTAACATTTCCACTTGCAGTTGTTGAACTGTAAATACCTGGTATGTTACGTATACCAGGTATATCTGTACCGGCAAACAATGGATTTAATAAGCGCGACAATGTTGATAGCTGTGGTACTGCAGTTTCAATTGCAGATTCTGCTCTTGCTGGTGCGCCTTCTAATCTTGAACCACTAAAGAATTCTCTACCGGCTATTTGTTCTAATGGTCCACGCACTGCTGGCGTTAATGATGCAAGCAAACTGTTAAGGTCAGTCACACCCTGTTGCAATGGTGATGGTGAACCAGCACCTGGGAAACCAAAGTCTGGCTTAGCATAGATAGCACCATACCCTGGTATCTGGCCAAGAATAGTTCCACCTGCATCAGAAATATAATCAGGAGTCAATGCACCAACAATGTAGTTAGGTGAAAGAACACTAGATCCATCTGCATTCTCAAAGTTTCTACGCGCAGCATTGTACTTCTGATACAGACCTGGGTTTGTATACATGTTTACAAATTGGTTAGGTAAGTTGCGGCTCATCCACATCCAGAACGGAATGAATTGTTTTGCGACTTGGTCTAACTCTGATAGGTCACTATAGTCTATTAAGAATTTAGCTGTGCGGGCAACTGATTCTTGTGCGGTAAGTCCACCCTTAACTCCATCAAAGGTAAAGATAAAACGTGATTGGTCTTCAATTTTATTACCGAATGAACGTGACTTACTTGCTGGTGTTCCTGCAACTTCAGATGCTTTTCGTAAGGCGTCTGATTGTTTGCCACCTGTGAATGGTATTGTACCCGTTGCTTCTCTGCCAGTAATACCTATCTTACCAAAGCTACCATTATAAAATTCTTCTAAGTCACCAAAGCCTGCACCACCACTGTACTTAAGTGCATCTCTTGCTGCAGCTTGGTCAGCTTTATCAATGTTCTTTACCTTAAAGAAATCAGCAATCATGTCATCTAATCTTTCAAACTTTGTTATTGTTGGAGCTGTTTCCTCTAAATACTGATTCCACTTATTGCTAATTTTTATTCCTCTAGCAATGTTGCGTGGGCTTGCACCACCTGCAAACATTTGGAAATAGTTGCTAACAATATTTCTTGTATGGAAACCAACGCTAGTTGTATACCAAGTCTTTACTGATTGGTTGTATGTATTCAAACCTTTTATGAATGCATTGCGTTCATTAATGTTTTTAAGTTTGCTAATGTTATTAAACACATTGGCAAGTTCAACTTTAACTACAGTGTCAGGCATCACGTGTGAATCTAATGCAACAAAAGTATCTTCAGCTAACTTAACCATAGTTTTTAATTGTTCTGGCTTTAACTTATCAATAAACTTAGCTATCTTTTCTGGAGAGTTAGAAAATAATGTAGCATATTCTACTTGTGTTTTGTACAATAAGTTTGCCCATGCATTAGCAGCATCATCTTTAGCAGTTATAGCTTGTCTTAAGTTAAATAAAATATTTCTAATTTCATCTAATGCATCGTTTGCACTTTCACGTGCGGTGTCAGACAATGCAGATCCTTCAATCTTTCTTGCCTTTGCTTCTATTGCGCCAAGTGTCATGTCTAAATCTTTAAGAACCCATGGTTGCAATGCAGTCTTTACTTCATCGCCTGAAGCTGTAAGAAGTCTTGACTTTAATGATGGTCGCAGTGGAGTTGATATAGCGTAGTCGGCCATTTTCCCACCTACTAAAGCTGGCTTATAACCAACTCCCCAATTGGTACCTGTGTCAATCAAACCACGAGTTGTTTCATCCCAGACCATAGCCATCAATGCATAGTCATCAATGAATTTATTGGCGTACTTTTCTAAAGCTCTTTCAACATCAGTATCAAAGAAGTCACCTTTAAATTTACCAAAGTCTCTAGCAATTTTGTTTAATTCTTTTAGACTCTTGATAGATCCATCTGGGTTTATAGTCTTTTGCCCAAAGAATAAAGCATCTCCCGAAAGTTGTCTACCAATGTTTTGACCAGGAAGTGGTGGCTTATTAAAACCAAGAGCAGACAACACAGCTTTTGCTGTATCATCTTTTCCACTTAAAAACTTTAATGCATTTTGTGTTAATGTTTCAGGAAAGAAATTAGTACCATCATCAACGACTGTCATTCCTCTAGACTTTGCAGTAGCAATTAGTTCCTGCTTTAATGTATTTATCTTATTAGCAAAATCAACTTCAGCTTGAACTACTGGTCTGTCTACTGCAATAGCAATCTCATCCAATGTTTTAGTTAAGTCAACACCTGGTGCAAGCAATTCATATACAGTATTTTTATATGGAGCGTTTTCTTTTGCTAATGTATTTGCAAGTAATGCTTTAACTGTTGGAGCTGCTACCTTTTTAAATCCTTTATACGCATTGTTCTTTGCGACAATTTCTAATGCATCAACAGATTCTTTTGCGGTAGCAAATGCACCTGACCTTAATCCAGTCTTTGCATCGAAGACTACCTCAGGTATGTTAGCTCCTGTAATAAACTTTGCAACTGTACTACCACCTGGTAGACCTACATTCATTGAACCTAAACGAGTCTTAGAAAGAACGTTACCAACATTTCTAGTTAATGCATTGCTTGGTTTTCCAAGTGCAACCTTAGCTCCACCAATACCCCAACGAAGACCACCAGCTACACCAAGTTCTTTAAGAACATCATCAGACAAACCACCAACACCTCTTACAGCAATCTTTTCAATAACATCATCAGTCATTGTTCTAACAAATGCTTCTGCTCTACGACCTGCTGCTGTGCCTACAAGTTCTGAAGCTTCTAATGCTGCTTGGTCTCTAAGTTCTTTAATAGATGTAGCTGTAGCTGTACGTGCACCAAAGCCAAGTTGTTTGCGCGGGGCAACAGCTGTCCACCTACGAGTAGCTTGAGCAAGCATTCTATCAGCACCTGTTACTCCACTTTGTTTAGCAACCTGTGCAGCTTCTGCAACTATAGCAGCAGCACCTTGTCTTACTTGCTTCTTAGTTGCACCTTCACCAAGTTCTATTGCAAGTTTTTTACTAGCTGCTTCAGTTACTTCTTTAACACCTTTAGTTACTAAATCTTCTGCAGCTTCACGAGCAATTCTTTCTGCTGCTTCTTTACCTGCAGTTTTAATTACAGTTTGCAATCCTATCTTTGCGGCAGTTCCAGTTCCCAATGTGAGATATGTTGTTGGGTCAAGACCAACATCAAGTACAAAACCAATTGTGCTATCTAACCACTTGTGACCAGTGTTAATACCAAATAATTTCTTTCCAGAAAGATTAGGGTCTTTAACTTCATTGAAGAAATCTTTACCAGCTTCAAATATATTTTGATTTCCACTTAAAACATCGTATTGATTCTTAATTGAAGATTGAACAACGCGCTTACCAACATCTATTACTTGCAATGGTTTAAGAATGCCCCACTCTAGTGCACCAAGGCCAACATCTTTATACCAAGGCAGATCTGGCTTAGCTGTTTCAATTTGCTTTGGTGTGTACTTTGTACCATACAACTGTGCTTGCTTATAAAGGATCTGTTCATCTAACTTTTCGGACAAAGGGATACCAGCACGTGCTAAGTCACTTTTAATTACAGGTGTAGATTTAGGAGCAGTAGTTTTAGGAGTAGTAGTTTTAGGTTGACCAACTACAGTAGTAGGAGTAAAGCCTGAACCGTATACAGTTCCAACCCAATCAATTGTTGTTGGGGTTGTGGGTGGTTTAGGAGGTGTTGCCATTTACTTTCTTACCTGTAACGTTGCACGAACTTGGTCGGTGAACGGATTAATACCAGATTTATTTATCTTTGCTAGCACTGCTGAACCTAAATTCTTTACGTATGCTTCAGTATAGGCTTTAGCATTTTGTGCAGTAACCCCACGTTTAATAAGGTCAGCGTATCTTGCGCTAGCTTTTTTATTTATATAGTCCACTGCTGGCTTGTATGCCACTGTGTTACCATCTGGTGTATTTGTTAAACCATAACGTGCTTCTGGATTTAAACCATACTGGCTGAACACATGAGTTTCTTTTTGTGCTTTGTATTTCTTTAATGCGCTACCTTTTTGACTATAAATATCTTTAAGTTGGTCATAGTAGTCACCGCTAGTAAGACCAGTTCCAGTTAAGTAACCTTCTTTTGCGGCCTTTCTAGATACTGCTGATACATCTGCTAATGATGTTAAGTTATCAATGTTATCTCTAGTAAATCCAGACAACTTATCATCACCACTATAGTTTTTAGTTTGAACATAATCTGGTGCTTCGTACTCATACCATTCATCTTGCGAATACCACTTGGGTGGTTTCTTAAAACTAGCAATGGTTCCTTTAGGGTTAGCAATGTATTGGAATGCAGTATATTGCGATGCCCTAATAGGGTCTTGAAACTCCATAAGATACTGATTGTATACTTGACCTAGATCTAATCCTGCCATAAATAATCCTTACTTCTTTTTAGCAGCAGCTGTTGCTTTTACTGCAGCTGCTCTAAGTTTTGGAAACTCTTCTTTAACTTGTGCTGGTGTTGCCTTTGGATTAGCAGCTATAAACTTATCAACTCTAGTTGTTAATGCTGCGCTCTTTGCATTAGCTACTTGTTTAGCAAGTGTGTTAACTGCTGCTGAACGAGATGCTGCTGTCTCTGCTGCTGCTTTATCAGCGGCTGCTTTTTCTGCTGCTGTTGCTGCAGCTAAACGGGCTGTTCTTTCTTCTGGAGTTTCAGTTGACTCAGTGGTATCTATCTTAAGATTACCAGATACTTGCAGTTCAGCAATAGCATCTTGCAATGCTTGTTCACGTGCAACAGAATCTCTTTGTAGTTGCAACTTAGCTGAGTTGTATTCAGTTTGTATTGCATTTAATTGATTCAACTGTGCTTGTGACAAGCTTCCTTCTTGCTGTGCTTTTTGTGCAGAGAGTTGTGCTTGCGCAAATCTCTGTGCCATAGCTTGTTCATTCTGTCTAGACTGGTTTGCTTGTGTAGCAGATGCAGCAAGAACTGTTAGAAGATTATTATAATTAGCTGCTCCACCTTGTGCTGCTGCATTAGCTGCTTGTAGTCCAGGCTCTACTCTTCCTGCTTCTACGCCACGAGATGCCATGTACTGAGCAAGGTCACTAGCTGCTGGTGCTGCAGTAGCACGTTCAGCTGTAGCATAAGCATTCTGTGGTGCATTCTGCAGGTAAGCTTGCAAGTTAGCAAAACCTTCATTAGTTAAATTGCCAGCTTGTGTATATGCAGTACCTAATCTATTAAATAAATTACTATAGGTAGTGTTTGCAAAATCTGTACGTTGATTTCTTTGGTCTTCTAAAGTTTGGCCCAATGCATCTGGAATTGCACCATCTGCATACTTACCAAGTTGACCTTGATAATATTTCAAAGCTTCTTGTGCGCCCAGCCCTTTTCTTTGTAACGCTGCGGTATCTAATGCTTGCTGTTGATTATACTTTGCTATTTCTAAATCTAATTTATCTGATGCAGTCTGAGCTTCTAATCCACGAGCACTACCTAATGCATCATAATAAGATGCTGGTGCACCGCCACCACTGCCACCACCAAGTAGAATACCTTCCCAAGGATTACCCTGTTCTGGAATAGGAAAATCATCTGCTAGGTCAATACCAGCACCAGCTTGAGCTTCAGCAGCTGTAGTAGGAGTTATAGTTTTAAAGACAGAAGGAGCACCAACACCAGCAGCCTTAGCTCCTGCACGTGCACCTGGAGGTGCTGCTCCATATTTAACAACTCCTAAATTACTACCACTAGTATCTGACATACAATCCTACCTTAATTCCAATAATGCTGCAGCATCAGCAGCTATTTGTCTTGCTTTATCTGATTCTATATTCTTTAAAGCATCTTGATAAGATTCTTGACCTTGTGTTGCGGCCAAGTCATATCCTCTTTGCTGATTGGCTAGGTCACTTCTAGCATAACCTAATTGCCTAGCTCTTTCTGAGGCATAGTCACCTAATGCTTTATTGTATGCGCCAGATCTAATGCCCTGTCCATACAATCCACGCTTGCCATAGTTAGCAGTAAGTCTTGGCACTTGTTTTTGTGCGCCAAAGGCTGCTTCATCCACGGTAGTAATAGCACGTCGACCAGCAGTATCTGCCAGATAACGCTTATAAGTATTGATTGCCTGCTGCTGAGCAAAGCCTAGGCCTAGGCCTCTGCGCTGCTGCTCATAAATACTTGGGTCAAAAGCCATGTAAATTACCTCTTATTATAATGTAAAAAATTTTCCTATTACCATTGCCCTATTGGGCAGGTCGCGTGCTTTAACTTTACTTTCATCTTCATAAAACAGCCACATTGCTTGCACTGGGTAGTTGGTTTAATAAACTCTGGGCAGTCCATACATAAAGAATATCTAGCACTTTCTTCTTCGTCACTAGCGTACTCTGTGTTTGGGTTTAAAAAATCCCAGGGTCTCGTTACTCCTATCTTAGCTTTATAATCCTTCCAAGCTGACACTATTCCTCCGTTAATTTAAATTCTGTACCATCCCAAATCATACCTAATTGTAGCACACTTAGTTGTTCTTCTTTAATTGGGACTATTGTAGGGTTTGAACTCATGCCGGCAATTAAAGGTTCATGGTTTTTAGCCACCCCTACAACGCCAGTAAATTCACCATCTACTACACATGCAAAAAAATCAAATTGTTGATTCATTATTTCTCCTTCTATTATCAATTGCATCTTCCTTGGCCTGTATTATACCAGTCTCCCCAATATGTATTTCCTGCTAGGGAAGAACAATCACATCCTTGACAAGCACCACCGCAATTAGTTCCTGTTCCACCAGTTGCTCCGCAGCCACCTGCATAGTATATTCCATTGCGATTTTGCCATATACAAGTAAACTCAGGTCCTCTAGGACAGAAGCATCGTCGCGTATCAGTAACTCCTACACCACTACAGCATGTGCAGTTAGGAAGTGGAACATATCCACACTCTGCTGATAGTCCTTGTGATACTGCATAACTGCCACAACTTCCATCAGCGTAATTAAAAATTAAAGTTGTTCCACTACATGCTTGTGATAAGAATGTTCCATATGGAGTGCATGCTGGAGGAGGAGGTTGATACCCACAGGCAGTGCTATTGTAAGCTAGTATTTCGTTATACGTGCCACCACTACCATCAGCACGTAAGTTAAAGAGAGTAGTACCACTGCATTGGTTTGCTGCAATGAGTGTGCCATACGGAGGATAAACTGGTGGAGCAAACGGAGTAACGGCATTTGATGGATCTGTAGATGGGGATTGAACTCCATAGTTAGTTATTCCAAATATTGTAAAAGTATAAGCTGTTCCATTTGTTAAACCTGCAACTTCAATTGGTGACCCTGCAGAACTTCCAGTCAGTCCACTTGGTGAAGAAACAGCAGTATAAGATATAGTTCCTTTACCAATATAGGATGGAGGAGTAAAGGTAATGACTGCTCGAGTGTTTCCAGCCGTAGCTGTACCCATCACTGGTCTACCTGGAGTATCACCTCCACCATCTATAAATCCAAGGATCGGCATTACGCGCTCAAGTCGCCAACTGCTACCCAAGTATCAGGCATTGCTCTTTTAATTAAAGTTGCAGCTGTCCATTGTGCACGTGTCTTAGTTCCAGGGTTTGAATTTAATGATACACCAGTGCCTGGAGTAAATGTTATTTGTCCTGCGCCAGTTTGAAGGAATGTTATTTGTGTGCCAAGTGGAAAAGCTACAGAAGAATTGGGTGGAATAGTTACGGCAACTCCCGTTGCATTACTGACCTCTATCAATTTGCCATCATCTGATAAAATTAAAACATAACTAGCAACCTGTGCATTTATTTCTAAGTGATAAACAACATTGCCTGCCGTTACAATTCCAGAGGCTGGAGTTGGAACTGATATAGTTCCTACTGTAATGCTTGATGCAATAGCTGTACCAATATTAGGTGTTCCATTTAAAACTACTGATGATTGAATCTTAATGCTTGTCACGTTGCCGTCAGCAAGCAATGCAGTAGTAATAGCACCAGCAGCAATAGTTGCAGTTCCTATCACTCCTGTTCCAAAGTTCGTACCATTCTGTAATGATGTACAAAAGTTAGCTATTGATGTGTTGTTTGCGTTATGTTGTGCGGCTACTACTGGGAAGCCAACTTGAAACGCAAATGGAATATTGATTGGTGTAGACATTATTAAGTACTCCTAATTTTTCTTCTCTTGTATTTGTAAGCTATTGAATTTAATCCCCATTTTCTACCTGGGAATTGAACCTCATATGTTGTTTCATCTGGTCCTAGGAATTGTAACTGTATTGCAAAACCTCTTCCAAGGGGTGAAATACCTTTTCTTTTAAGTGCTGCACCTTCTGTACTAAAACCATACGTTGCAGAATTAGCAAGTAAAGGTTCAGGTGGTGGATCTGCTACATATTCTTCACCTGGACTAGCATCATTTAATACATATACTGCACCACCAGTTGTAGGTGCTAAGAAAATACTTCTAGTTCCACCAATTACATTAGTCTCATCATAGTTTTTATAACGATTTAATCTAATAATTGTATCAATAGGTACATCTTTAAATACAAAGTAAGGACGAATAAAAGTTTTTAACTGCGCGTATGTTGCATCGTTAAACCAAGATGTAGTGTAGTATGATGGGTATCTGCCGTTAAAACCTGCACCTGTTGCAATGTCATCGTCAACATAATTATAATCATCTACAAAATAAACACACGGTAAATCATCATCTTGACCTGTCATTAAATAATATGGTGTGTCATCAGATGTTCTCCAATCACAACCAGATAGTAATGCAAAACCAGATACACCTGAAGGTACGTCTTCCTCAAATGAAGGTGCAGTTTGAAACATACTGTATGCACCATTAGGTCCGATTGTAGCATCAAATATTAAATTAACAGATGCATAAATTGGTGGTGGTCCATCATCGCCTGCACGATATGGCAACGATATCCAAACTCTATTGCGTACAAATGAAAGTGTTATAGTATTAGTTGCAATAGGATTAATTTCACCGTTAATAATTAATGGTCTTATACGTTCGAAGATATCATTAACACCATTACGATTGTAAAAGAATAATCCTTGCGGCCAGTCAAAGAAGTATACTCCACCATTACCAGCAATAGCTTGTTGTGGTGTGTCAATACCTAAGTTGGTTGTAACTTCTACAAGTTGGAATGAGTCAGCATCATAGCCCATAAGAAGATAAACAGCTTTAGGTTTAAATATTAATAATTGTCCATCAACTATTTGAATGCCACGTATACCATCTCCGCCTGCAATAATGTCTATGTAGTCATCTTGGAACCAGTTCTCTGGTGAGCTTTCGTGTGACCAACGAAGTCTATTAGAATATGCTGTACCATCTTCATAAGTATTAGCTACAAATAATTTATTAGCATGAGCAACTGTTAGTTCTGCGCGCGGCATATAACCACCAACTGGTAATTGGTATGGCTGCCATGTAGGACCAGATGCTGCTAGTGCGGTTGCGTATGTATTTCCTACAATCCACTTATACATTTGAGCTGCATTTTTACCAAGCGCAATATACAAAGTATCTTCCCATTGAGTAAACGATGCACCGTTTAAAGATTCAACTACCAATGGTGTAGATAATGCACTATCTAAATAACTAAAATCACCACCAGAAGAAACATAAACTTTACCATCTATTGGTGTTGCTGCATCTTGCAACCCAGTTGAAAGCATTATGCGCGGAGAACCAGTATATTTATAATTATAAATTGTTTTAGGATTCCATGTTCCAGCAAATGTTATTGCAGTAGTATTCAGTTTTTGAAAGCCGGCACGAGAAAACACACCACCACGTGGGTCAATCTCTACGTTAAGCATTCCTGGTGATTCATTAGGCTTTAATTGAAATTGGTCAGCACGAAAGTTAAGCCCACCGGTAAAGTTAAAAGCTTCTTGTACTATAATATTAGCCATTATTTACCAAGCTGCTCCTAATGCGGGACCATTGCCTACACCTGGGGATACCCTTACTCTTGGACCCAACCCATAACTAGATCCGCTAAGTTGTAAACCACCAGAATAGATTATTGGTTGATTACTAGATGGTGCCGTTAGGTAATCTTGATAGTTCTTTAAGTTTGTAACAAATTGTTCTCTATAAACCCTTGACATTTCAGCATCTTCTTGGAACTGATAAATGCGCGACATTGTATAAGCAATCAAGCATGCTTGCAATTCGTTGTCTAAGTCTACATACTGAGTACTTGCTGGGTTGTTTTGGTTAGCATCAGACAGCCAGCTTAAGTTTGGTTGACGGTATCCTCTGACCTGTAAAAAGTATGTCATGTTTGGTCGCGGCCATAGGTACAATGAATTTGAATATAAAGAGAAATAAGCTGGAATATTAATTTGGTTATTAGAACCTATCCAAATTCTTTCAGCTTGATGTTGACTAATATAAATTAACTCAAGACCAAAACCAGCAAGCTCGTCAGTTCCTTGAATAGCAATAACGTTAGTTAATTCTTTGATACCAGGTACTACTATAAGCTCAAGAGTGTCAGGGTCTTCGTATGTGTACCCTTCCATGCTAGCTGGCAAATCATAGTTTACAATATCTGTTGGCGCAGTTGAGTTTGTAACAGTAAATACTTCCTCATCACCAAATATTAATTGAGTTCCTTCAGTTACGGTAGTAGTATAATTTGCTTCAAACCAAGGCCAACGAACTTCAGAATCTACAATTGTTTGAAAACCTTCTTTAAGAAATTGTACTACTAAGTCTTGACTGATATCATCAGTGTTTTCATTGGAGCCAATTTCTAATTGAGAAAGACTTTCAAGCAGTGATAATAAATTAAAACAATTTAAACCACCCGTTGGATCTATTGCCATGTTAAATTCCTATTCTTTAGACTTTGCTAATTTTTCCATTCGCTTAAGATGACCGATGCAGAAATCAGTTCCTTTAGCTTTAGGTGCGCGGCATCTTTCTTCTTTAAGATTAAAACCAATACAAGTAGGCATTGCGGCAACATACTCAACACCAGAAGGTGGAGCAAGTTCAGTATTAGATTGTACGTAGCTAGGCATAATCCCTGCAACATCTTGTCCAGGTCTTGGAGAATTATACATCTCACATCCTGCTAAAACTTGACTTGTATATACTGGTTGTCTTGTCATATGTTTAATCCTTCATTTGATAATTTGTTCTTTATATACTATACAAAATTTTCCATTTAAAAGGAAATAGCTGGCACCAAGAGAGTTGCCCGAAGGATGACAACCTTTCAACTCTTAGCACCAGCTAAACCTATTTTAACTAGCCGAAGCTAATTAATTATTTATGCGTCAGCTGACAAGTAGCCCTGACGTGAACGGTTAGAGCAAGTAAGCTGTCCGTAGGCCAAGACGATGGCGTAACGAGCATCTTTCTGTGCTACTGTACCTTGTTGGAATGGCGTTGTGGTCCACCAATGTCCGTTCATACCAGTGAGCTTGAGGTACTTCGTATTAAGGAAGTACATCGATGCATTGGATGATTGGTTACCTGGCATTGCAAGGTCAAACACAACTGGTGTCTGCTTGAACATCAAGTTTTGAAAACCAGCATTAGCTTTAGCTACGTCCTGGTAACGTACGTTTGGTGTCAACAGAGACTCATACTTGCTGAACAATGGCTCAGTTGTTATGATGATATCTGGTGTGTCGTTACCCTTCGATGCATTGTTGTACACGTTTGCCATGTTAACAAGGCTCAAAGTTGCGTTTTGAATACCTGCTGGAATGGTTGGGTTCCACCATGCTTCGGTTGCTCCGTCAATGCCACCAACTGCTGTGTTTAGTGAACCAGCGAAACCGCCGATACCATTAAACTCAAGTGGGTTGGTTGTACCGTCGTTCGAGCTAAGGAGCTGGTCGTTGACGAGCTTCTTAATTGACATTTCGGCTTGCATAATTTTAGCATTAAGCAACTTGATAATTGCTTCGGTTCCACGGTTCTTGGCTTCTTCGATACCGCTAATTGCGATGGATGCAGCAATCTGCTTCCAGTCGTAAATGGCAGACGTGATGCCTTCTTGTGGAGTCAAAGAAATGTTATCGTAGTCAGCGTATGATGCAGCAGTTGTGTTTTCCTCATAGAGTACTGGCTCAACTATCTGGGTTCCGCCTTCTTCCATAACAACTCTTCCACCTGAATTCAGGTGGTTCAAGAGCACTAAGTCCTTGAAGATGTTATCAACCAGTGTTGGCTGGTAGTTTTGCAATGTCGTTGAAAACAGTGCATTCATATCTACAGTGTTCACGTTTGGTGAAGTCATTTTATTTTACTCCTTTATGAGTATGTTAGTGTTTTAATTAAAGCCCCAAACCTTTTTTGGCTTGTTCAAAGGCTTCAAATACTGTTTTAGGTTGAATAGTAGCAGCTGGACTTCCACCCTTAGAAGATGCGCCTGTGGAAACAATTGTTGCCGAACGCTTAGCTTGAACTCTAGCTTGCTCATCAGCCAGTTTTTTGCTGGATTCAGAAGCTTTAGAATAAACTTTATCAAAAGTAATCTGTTTAAAGATTGCTTCTAAATCAGTTGACCCTGATGCCATAGCTTTAGCTACAACTTCATCTGGATTAAAATCTTCACCGTACTTGCTTTGTAATTTGTCGATAGTTTTAGTTAACTCATCCATAGCTTTAGATT